CTGAGTAGTTTATAATGAAGAGATATATAACAAGGAATATTAATGAAAAAAGTCAATTATCTTAACAACAGAGACCTTTTAGCCGAAATTCACAAGTCTAAAAGCAGTTTCTGTAGTTTTGTGGATGAAGCATACAGCACATACAACTTGATTGTGAACAATGTGGATGCCATAAACATTAGAACTGTGGCCCAAGCCAAAAGAAATAAAGCCAAAAAACTTACACAACAAACCTATGAACAACGTAAGCAAATAGATCCAAAAACAAAATTGAGCGACTGCGAAGTGGATTATAGGTCAATTGATAAAGATGATGTAGTTTTCAGAGTGATGACTTTTGAGCATATCCCAGACGAACCTGGCAGAAAAAAGAATCCAAAAACAGTTGCTGATGGCAAAGTTAAAGTCAACTTTCCTCCCTTCCAGCATTGGAAATATGATAAAAAAGGCAACTTGGTTTGTGTGGGCAAAAGCCATTGGGATGGTGGAATGGAAAACGGCAAATTTAACAAAGATGCCGGCAGAGCCACAAACGAATTGGCAAGGATGTGGATGAAGTTGTGTGAGAGATATGGTACAAGAGGTAACGTGAGAGGTTACACCTACAATGATGAAATGCAGGGTCAAGCCATACTGCAATTAGCACAGATTGGTTTACAGTTTGATGAAAGCAAATCTAACAATCCGTTTGCTTATTACACAGCGGCAGTTACTAATTCATTTGTGAGAATTATTAATATCGAAAAAAGAAATCAAAACATTAGAGATGATATTTTAGAACTTAACAACATGATGCCGAGTATGACCAGACAAACTTCCGGTGATGCCAGTATGCCAAAACCTGCACCTAAGTCGGCTCCAAAGACAAAAGTCAGTAAACGAACAAAAAAGTAGTTGACAAATTTAACATTTTCAGTTATTCTAAAGAAAAGTAGGAGATTATTTTGTTCAAGAAATTAGCAGTTTTTACCGATATACACTTCGGATTAAAATCCAACTCTAAATTACACAACGATGATTGTGAAGAATTTGTAGATTGGTACATTGATTTAGCCAAACAACATGGTTGTGAAACAGGACTGTTTTGCGGTGATTGGCATCACAACAGAAACAGTGTGAACATCACCACTATGGATGCTTCCATTAGATGTTTAGAAAAACTAGGGAAAGCATTTGACAACTTTTATTTCTTTCCAGGCAATCACGATCTATATTACAAAGACAGCAGAGACATCCAATCCACAGAGTTCGGAAGATTTATTCCTGGCATCACAATGGTGAACAAGATAACAAAAATTGATGACACTATATTAGTGCCTTGGTTAGTAGGAAATGAATGGAAAAAAGTTGGCAACATGGAATGCAAATATATGTTTGGTCATTTTGAACTGCCTAACTTCTTTATGAATGCTATGGTAGAAATGCCAGATACAGGAGAATTAAGACCAAGCGATTTTAAAAAACAAGAATATGTGTTCTCTGGACACTTTCACAAAAGACAAGTTAAAAACAATATTCATTATTTAGGAAACCCTTTCCCACACAATTACGCAGATGTAGATGATGATGAACGTGGCATGATGATATTAGAGTATGGAAAAGAGCCTGTGTATTTCAATTGGGGCAACTGTCCTAAATACAGAAATGTAAAATTAAGCACACTGCTGGACAAAACAGATGAAATAATGAAAAGCAAAATGCATCTAAGAGTTACACTGGATATTGATATAAGTTTTGAAGAAGCCAGTTATATCAAAGAAACTTTCATGAAAAAATATGATTGTAGAGAAATCACTTTGATTCCTAGCAAAAAAGAAGAAGAGATTAACACAGAATTAGACATTACCAAGTTTGAAAGTGTTGATCAAATTGTGTCAAAAGAAATTGAAACAATCGAATCTGATGCATATGATAAATCTGTTTTGCTAAAAATATTTAGAGACCTAAACAATGATACTAATTAAGACACTTACAGTTAAAAATTTTATGAGTGTGGGCAATCAAACCCAGGCTATCGACTTTCAGCAAAAACTTTTAACATTGGTACTGGGTGAAAATTTAGACATGGGCGGTGATGATGCGGGTTCGCGTAATGGTACAGGTAAGACAACCATAGTTAACGCACTGAGTTACGCACTGTATGGAGAAGCACTCACAAAAATACGTAAAGATAATCTTGTGAACAAAACCAACGGCAAAAGTATGTTGGTCACAATAGCATTTGAAAAAGATGGAGTAAACTACAGAGTAGAACGTGGTAGAAAGCCAAATGTAATGAAATACTACATCGATGACCAAGAGCAAGAACTTTCAGATGTCAGTCAAGGAGATTCACGTAAAACGCAGGAAGACTTGAACAGAATGATTGGAATGAATCCAAAAATGTTCAAACACATTGTGGCACTTAACACATACACACAACCTTTTTTAAGTTTACACAACAATGAACAACAGGAAATAATTGAAAACCTGTTAGGAATTCAACTGTTGTCTGAAAAAGCAGACATCTTAAAAACACACATCAAACGTTCAAAAGAAGACATAGCACTTGAAACAGCAAGATTAGAAGGTTTGAAAATTAGCAATCTAAAAGTTGAAGAAACAATTCACAGTTTAACCAACAAAAGCAGTGCTTGGCACAATCAAAACAAAACAGATATTGAAAAATTAGAAAATAATCTAAAAGAATTACAAAGTGTAAACATTGATTCTGAATTAGAAGCACATCAAAAACTTGAAGATTGGACAAAACTAAATGATGTGCTAAGGCAATTACAGAAAGACAGAGCCAGTTTAGAAAGCACAATAGAACAAGCGGACAAAACAGCAAAAAAATTACACAAAGATTTAGAAAAATTAAATCACAAAGCCACTTGCTATGCTTGTGGACAGGATCTCCCAGATGACAAAATTGAAGAAATGCAGAAAAAATTGGAAATGGAATATGGTGAATCCAATAGTTATGTGATGGAGTTAAGCGAACAACTGGAACAAACCACAAAAGACATTGAAGCAGTGGGAGATTTAGATCAAAGACCAAACACATACTATGACACAATCAAAGAAGCATATGATCACAGACAGTATGTAGACTCAATCAAAACAGCACTCAAAAATAAACAGGAAGAAACAAATCCATATCTAGATCAAATAGAAGAATTAAAAAATCAAGCAGTACAAGAAATAAATTGGGACACAGCAAACACATTACAAAAACTCAAAGAGCATCAAGAGTTTTTATACAAACTGCTCACAAACAAAGATTCCTTCATAAGGAAAAAAATAATTGATCAAAACTTAACCTTCTTGAACAACAGGTTAACTCACTACTTGGATCAATTGGGTCTTCCACACTTGGTCACATTCAAAAATGATTTGAGTGTGGAGATCACTCAACTGGGACAAGAGTTGGATTTTGATAATTTGAGTAGAGGTGAACGTAACAGATTGATATTGGGATTAAGTTTTGCATTCAGAGATGTATGGGAAAACTTGTATCAAAACATCAACTTGCTATTCTTAGATGAATTGATAGATTCAGGAATGGATTCAGCAGGTGTAGAAAGCAGTTTGGCAATCTTGAAGAAAATGAGCAGAGAAGCAGGCAAGAACATATTCTTGATATCGCACAAAGACGAATTAATGGGACGTGTTAACAATGTGTTGAAAGTAGTAAAAGAGAACGGCTTCACAGCATATGCTAATGACGTGGAAACTTATGACCATTCAAGATGATACTCACGATAAACTGACCAAGGCATACATGGAGTATTTCAAGGCAAACGAGTTGTTTGCTGAGAGGCGAAGCCTCGCTACCAAAGTAGCCGCTAGAAAGGCACTAGCGGAAATTAGAATTTTGGCACGTCAAAGACGTAAAGAACTTGAAGCACAGTATCAAGTGTCCAAGATCCAAAAACAGCAAGAGCGGAAAAAATAATCAGTAAGTATGTCCATATGCCATGGACTTATCAAGGTAAAACAATAGACACACTGCCAGAAGACTGCGAAGGATTTGTGTATCTCATCACAAACACAACCAACGGTAAAAGATATGTGGGCAAAAAATTGGCAAAATTCAAGAAGACACGTCCGCCTCTCAAGGGCAGGATAAACAAACGTAGAAGCAAGGTTGAATCGGACTGGAAGGACTATTGGGGTTCTTCGGATCATTTACTTGCTGACGTGGCACAATTAGGCGAAGACAAATTTACTAGGGAAATATTATACATCTGCAACACTAGAGGCGTAATGAGTTATCTCGAGGCTCGAGAACAGTTCGAAAGGCGAGTATTAGAATCCGATGATTACTACAATGGCATCATCAATGTGAGAGTTGGTGGTTCCCGAATCCTAAAAGAAGAATTAAAAAACTACAACAAGGCTTAACATAGCAACCAAATTGATCGTAGATCCAGGAAGTGCGTTTGAAACACAATGGTGAATCCTGAGTTGCAAGTCGAGTGCTAACTAAAGGCACAAAAGAAGATGCTCTGTGAAAAAGATACAACATCACAACTGCTCACTTTGTTTGTGAAGGGTGGGTCAGTTGCCCGTGACTAATGAAGTCTGGAATAGGGAGTTGGCGGGTCACCGCTTCCGTACAAAAGTTCCTTTCACAAAATGGCAGGCTAGTCTCGCATGATGGCTTCATACTTTTCCCGTTACTGGGTGAAGTATGGATCAACTGTCTGCATGATGCGACACATAACTTCGTTATGTAATTGCTTAAATGCTTGAGCGTAAGCGAAAAGCAGAACGACGTGAGTCGTTCTTAAACATTAGGATCAAATGATTCGCAATCCAACCACACAGAATGATCAGGTTCCGCTGACGCAACGTGTTTCAACTTGGTGTGACTCCAGTTTCTAATCTCCAACTGTTTCAACACAGCATCTGAATACACATGAATCACATCAGGTTCCAATTTCAATATCTGTCTGATGGCTTTGTCATCAGGTTTTGATTCATATGTTTGAATGGCTGTGACTTCTGGTATGGCGCCAAAATCTCTGGCGTACTTGTCTCCGTGGAGCCAAGTCATTGGGCCTATGTTTTTGGCACGCAGTTTTAATTCGTCTGCTCTGTGTCGCCAATGAATATTGTCTGCGGCAAAACCTGCCTCCACCAGTCGGTCATAGGTCTTGGAACCCACAGCATACACTTTCTGATCCACCAGTTTTGCTAGACTGTGTTCATAGTGATTGATTGCTTCGATGTGTGTGATGATCAAAGGTTGCTTTTCAGCAGGTGAATGTTTAACGGTGGCTGTGGTAAGACAAGGAATCCACAGGTCATCCTCATCCAACTCCTGGGGTCGTACAATTTGTGTGTAGACTTGCATATGTGATTTATTTAGAAGTGCAGTGTGATTGATTAAATGTTGCTATTTGGTTCTAGACACCGTGTGTGCTGGTATTTGTACACTTTATATATAGTGCCTTGTACTAGAAAAATGGTTGTCCTGTCTTTTTGGCTGTGTCTAAATTGTCTTTTACCACACCGCCCATTACTTCTCTGTCTTCATGACAAGTGGCATACATATCATCCAATGTCAGTCCGCCACGCATGAACCATGCCAACTTGAACAAGTCTGCTTTGAAGTTTTTTATTTCATTTTCCATTTCTGTGGAAAGTTGAAGGATCTCAGATGTGTCGAGTGTTGCTATCTTTATACGAAAAAATTTGCGGAATCAAAAGCAACTGGAATTTTATATTCAGCAGGTGCTCCCTCTTTGATTTCTTCTTCAGAAGAATTTATTTTTTGAGGCTTTAATTGGAATGCTTCTCTATTTTTTTCTAGATGTTCCATGATTGCGTTAAAAAATTCTTTGCCTGTGTTCTCCAAAAACTCTTTTATCTGTTTGGCATCTGTCACAGTCTGGCCATCCACTGTGATTGATGCTATTGTGTTGGCCACCATGCCCACACTTAATTCAGTTAATTTTTTAAAAGTGATTTGAAACTGTTTAATTTTTTCTTCATCGTTCATTTTAGTGTCATCCACAATTTTTTGAATCCTTTGTTGTTCAAAAGTTTGTATCGCACTTTCTGTGAATTCTTTGTATGTTAATGGTTTTGTTTTTATTTCCATGTTTTCGTAAAAGAACGTGTCATTGTATTGTGCTGACAATATTGTAGATAAACTTTCTTGTAAATCCAACACTAAATCTTTTTTAATTTTTGTGCCTGGCACAGTGATTGGCACAGTCATCTTGTTGCCATATGTGGCCATTCTGATAGTCATTAATGCGGCATCGCAATCTATGGAAGGCATTTCCCAGGCATTCTTGATTGCTGGAATACAACTCTGTATCACTGACACTGTTGCTTCACCATTTAATAATGCGTCTGGAGTTTTCAACAGCATTTCATCTTTTGCTGTCATAGGGTACACAGCAACTTCTCCAGATTCAGGAACTTGTACAGATCCTTCTGGATAAAATTTATATCCGCTCGGCAATTTTATAAACTGTTTAGGTTGTCTGTAATACTTTTTAAGTGGATTACTATTTGTACCTATTTGTTCTTGTGACATTCAATCTCCAATAAATATTGTTAATTAATTTTTAAACTGCTAATATTTAGTGTGGCATATTAAATGCGTACTTAATGATTGGCATTAAATACAAGTAACAAGGAATTTTGGTATCAAATAATGGCAACAGTTGACGAACTTTTACAAAAAGCGGTGGATAATGGCGGAATAGCCAGCGAAGCAACTGCCAAAAAAATACTGGAGGCATTGGGTGGTTCTAGAGGCGGTGGCGGTGGCGGAAGTAGTGCTCAACGTGAGTTCACAGAAGAAACCAAAAAATCCAGCAAAGGACTTCAGGTATTCAGAAAAGTTTACGACGCAACAAGAGCCGGCTTTGAATCGCTGACCCATGGAGCAGATGGATTGGTTGGTGGATTCAATCAACTGGCACACAGCACCACAGGTTTAAACAAAGTAATCTTAACATTCACAGCCGACCTAGCGGCAAGAGTATTTGAAAACGTTGACACATTTAGAAACTTGGCAGAGATAGGTGCCAACACAACTCAAACAGTCAGTGACTTTAGACGTATAGCAGGCGACGCCGGCATAGACATGACAAGGTTGGCGCAGGCATTGATGAGTGCCAACACAGCACTTGCTGGTTTCGGTGGAGACGCAGGCACAGGTGCTAGAAGATTTAATACGATAATGGCAGAACTTCTGCAGAGTGATTTTAGAAGACAAATCACAGGTCTTGGATTTTCCATGGAAGACATCACAGAAGGCTTTACTGATTATCTAGAATTACAAACCAGTTTGGGTAGATCTCAATCGATGAGCAATTCACAATTGGTGTCAGGCTCACAAGAATACCTATTGAGATTGGATCAGTTATCAAAATTGACAGGTATGCAGAGAGATCAAGTTAAAGCAGAACTTCAAGCAGTAGCAGACGCAAGAGAATTACGTTTAATTTCTAACTCTGAGATTGAAGCAACCATGGTAAGGGTCAAAGCGGCGGCTCCAGAAATGGTTAATGCTGTTACAGGATTACTGGCAAAAGGATTTCCAGAAGGCGGTGAACAAGTTGGTATATTTGCTGTGGATGGTGTACGTGAGGCAGTGATGGCATTGAGAAATGGAACAGAAGGTGCAAGTGATATGTTCATTCAAGCATTAGCACGTAATGGTGAAACTATTGCCAACATGGACGAAGGTCAGAAAAGATTGATTGCCACTCAGTTAGGTGTGGGCAATGAATTCTTCAACATTGCGGCAGATTCTGTCAAGTTCAGAAAATTCTTAGGACAAAGTACAAGTGCGATAATTGAAGAGCAAGAACGAAGATTAAAAGCAACAGAAGGCGCAAAACAATTTGATCAAGCCAGTGAAAATTTACGTTCATCATTTCAAAAATTAATGACTCCATTCCAACAAATGTATGATGGATTTATAGGTTTCATAGCAATGGGAGTAGAACCTTTGGCTAAAGTACTTAATGGATTAGGAACAAAATTTAATGATTGGTATGATGGGTTATCAGATGGTGCAAAAACTTTTTCATCAATTCTAATCACTGCGGCAACAGGTGTAGCGGCGGCATTCGCGACAATATCAACAGTAAAAACAGGTAAAAAAGTTGCCAGTTACCTAACAGGTGGCGGTGGCGGTAAAATGCCAGGAATGAATATTCTAAAATCTGCAGGAGCAGGTGGAGGCTCTGTCCTGTCAGGTGCGGCAAAAGGGATCAGTGCTTTTGCGGCAATGGGTCCAAAAATATTGATAGGAGCAGGAATAATTGCAGGTGTTGTAGCGATACTAGGAGCAGGTGTCGGTCTTGGAGCATTGGCGGCAGGCAAAGGTTTACAATCACTTGCAGAAGGATTAAACAGTTTTCAAAATGTTGACGGTGAAAAATTAAAAGACATTGCTTCTGCTACCAGCAAACTGTCGTTGGCAATGGCATCAATGGGTGCCGGAGCACTCAAAGGTGGTGTGTCCGGATTTATTGGTAAAATATTTGGTGGCGGTACAGAAAATTTCGCCAAAAACTTGAATAAAACACTAGATGAACTTGACAAATCGAAAATAGACGTGTATGCTACAAGTTTAGAGAACTTAGGAAATGCAATGACAAATTTACGAGGCGGTATGACAGGCACAATGACAACAACCGCATCGGCAACAGGAGACAAGTTGGATCAGTTAAATAACACGATGGAACAAATTTTAATGGCAATGACAGACAGCAACCGTTACAACAGAATCACTTCTCAAGCAACAGTTGAAACAGCGGAGAATTTCGGATAATGAGTTGGAAAAAATATTTTACAGAGGTGCCAATATCAGATGGCATGGGTGGAATGAATTCACCATTGGGTGGCGCACCTGGTGGCAAGGCAGGTCCTGCCAAAACAAACTATTCATCATATCTACCTGATGTGTACAGTGGTGCTCCAAACAGAATTGAACGTTATGGTCAATACAATGTGATGGACTTGGATTCAGAAGTGAATGCGGCACTAGATATTCTATCAGAATTCTGCACACAGAACAACACACAGAACAACACACCTTTCAAATTTGAATACAATCAGAAAGCAACCAACACAGAAATACAAATCATTGAACAATATCTGCATCAATGGTGCAAGATGAACGATTTCAGCAAACGTGTGTTTAAAATTATGCGTAATGTGTTCAAGTATGGTGACGCTTTCTTTATTAGAGATCCAGAAACAAAGAAATTGTTTCATGTTGATCCAGCAAAAGTTTCTAAAATTATTGTAAATGAAAGCACAGGAAAAACTCCTGAACAATATGTTGTAAGAGACATCAACTTTAACTTTAAGAATCTAGTAGCCACAACTCCATATCAAACCACAGGCAATGTGACAGGTGGTGGGTCAGGATATTTGACAGGTGGAGTGAGAGGCATGACTGGAGCAAACTATCAAGATTCTCCAGGCACAAGATTTGGCACAGGACAAAGAGAAATTGCTGTTGATGCCGATCACATGGTGCATTTAAGTTTATCAGAAGGACTGGACAACAACTTTCCGTTTGGTAATTC